AATAAGAGTAGCTTTGATTTCAGATTTAACCATTACTGTTGGTGTATTAGAATTAGCTCCCCATAAAACAGAGGAACCCTCAAACAATTTAATTTCAGATATTTCGTTATAACCTGACTTAGCTTGAGACTTCACAGTTTGGAAGCCAATGCTATGCTCGGTGATATGCCCATCTTTATACAACTCATAAGTATCTCTACCTAAAGTTGTGTTTGGCATTTTAACGTAAGCTTTTAGACCAAAGCCATCTTCTACCATGTCAAATGGCTTAGCAATAGGCTTGTCTGTAGAATGGTTAAACAAATGCCAGATTCTATTCTTAGCTTTTGGACCATTCTCTTTTAAAGATTTAGTAAATGCACCAGGCGTAATTACATCGCCATCGCTATCTACATTACCAAATGCGGAGTAGTAAACAACTACTGTTCTTGAGTCATCCGACATATCTATCGGTGCACCACTTACTCCTTTTCTGTTATAAAAATTACTCATATTTATTTGTTTACGCAATATACACCGTACAGCATCTGCAGTTGCAGTTATTTATAGCACCGCCAATAGCGTCATGTGCGTATTGCATTTGTATCATCCCTCTGTTTGGTGTGTTCACCATAAATGGCTGATCCACCAATAATCTCGTTCCGTTTGTGTCAGGATTAGTTTGTCTATCTAAATCCAAATGCCACAATCGAGGAGCTGCCATGTACTCCGAATGTATCCATTGTTTTAACACTGGAACTACAGAATACTTAGTTGCACCAAATGCACCTGTGCTTAAAGCTTGATGTGATTCGGTGCGAGCAATCAATAGACTTCTTGCATTATTAATCTTACCTTCTCTTAATGACACTATGGCCATCTGATTTACTTGATTCTGAGTAAGATTATTTTCCTGTCCGTAACGAATGGCATTGTTAATCAACCTTGCTATTTCAGTTTCAGTTGTATTTTCTATGCCAAACATTTTTGCTCCACTAATTGCTGTCCAATAAGATAGCATAAATGCCAACCATTCATCAGCTATGTTTAGCGGATCAAAGTCTATAGACTCTTGTTTTTTAAACCTGTCAAATATCTTCTGATAACGCATTGCAGTATATCCGCCTACGTTTTCATACAAATTTCGTAAAATATTATTAATCGATTGTGAGTCGAATAACGCTTGTCTGTTATTTACGGTTTGCTGAGCACCCATTTGGCTAACTAACTCAGCAGCTTTATCAAAATCCTTCTGTAATACTGCCTTTATTTTTGGCTGGTATTCTCTGATTGATTTCCTTGCAATTTTTTGTTGCAAAGCAAATTGTTGTGAAGGATAAAGAATTTTAGTCATTCTCCTCTCCGTCAATTTTTACAATCATCTTGCCAGCAGCAGCAAAAATTGATTTCAATCCTCTTTGAGCAGATCTTTGACGGATAGCTCTTAAAGCTTGTCTATCTACAGTCTTAAAATCAGAAGTGTAAATATATCCGTAATGACCTTTAGTCTCATTACCTTCTGATGGATCTACTCCTAAGAACCACTTAGAAAACTCGCCCCATCCATTTTCTTTGATGTAAGCATTCTCCATTTCTACAGATGGTCTTTCCCATGAAGATGGAGTTTTAACCTTACCAGCTTCAATTAAGCTATTTGCATGAGAAACTCCTTTTGAGTTTAACTTACTTACCGCTTTTTCTTCTAAGTCTATTTCTATTAACTTTAATAGATTGTCTAATGATTTTAATTCCATATTTTTTATTTTACTGGTGGTCTATTGTAGTCACTTTGCTGTTGTGCATCACGAGGATCTTGCAACATAGTCAATTCGTCTATAGGTAAGTAGCCTGCAGGTATAAAGATTTCGTTCATTACTTCATCAGGCATAGTTTCATAACGCATAGCCACACGCTTCTCGTTAGGAGTAATCCACCAAGACTGAGAAAGGATTGAGCTTAACTCTTTCATGTCCTCTTGTAATTCAGGGAACACAGTTAAGTCAAAATCTATATAAGTATCTCTGCCCATTTCATTAGCAAAGAATTTATTTAATGCATCACGAATAGCTACTAACTCAGGAAGCACAACTTGCGTCAACATTTCCTTCTTAGCTTCCTTCATGTTGTTATAAGTCTTGTTATCTGGATCGTTAAACAATGCTGAGTTAACTCCATATACGTTACAAAGTTCTCTAAGCGTAATCTTCTCTGATTCTAATAACTGTAAGTCAATAGGAGACAATCCCATGTTTAACCAACCTAACTCCGCACCTGCTATTAAAATTCTACCAGCGTTCTGAACGATACCGCCTTGAGTTTTAGTTCCGTATTGATTGTAGAAATCTTCTTTTAATTTACCTGCAGCCTCTGGTCCGAAATCATTGTTGCCTTCTTTAGCAAACAATACACCTTTAGGTCCTTGATTCTGTAGCATACCTACTGAAGTATCTTTTGCATCGTTAGAACGTTGTACTGTTCTAAATGCAGCTTGTAAAGGTGACAATCCATATAATTGCTGACCATTGGTATCAAAGTAAGGGTTGAAGTACTTAAGATGTATCACATCACTTACTGGTAAATTATCCCATCCTACCAAAGTAAATGTGTACGCTTCAACCCCATTAATAGTGCCATCAGAAACGATAGCTACATATTGGGATGGGAGAACTACTAATTCTTGCACCTTACCATTAGACAATCTATTTGCCCATATGTAAGTATTACCTGTTATTAGTTTATAACCAACCATATTCTCCATTAACTCGGAGAATGATTGATATTCATTTGGTTGTTGTAATAAATCATTTAACGGAGAATCAGCAACTTCTTCAATTGCTTTTACTCTAACCAACTCAGCCTTAGCTAAATCAGCTACTGAATTTGCATTTGCAATTAACGACTTGTATTGATTAAACGCTTTTTTGTTTTTAACGCTATAAACGTAGAAAGGAACTGTAGATACTGTTTTAGCTATTCTTTTAATGATAGCATAAACTTCACTATTGTTACAATAGTCATTTACATATTTCTTTTGATTTATCTCAGGGTATAAAACTCTTCCTTGAATTAAACCTGCAAAGTCAGCTAATGGATTACTTGAGAAACCGATATTGGTTGCCCCTTTCTTTTTGAAGGGATTGATACCTCCTATAAATTCAGTAAATTTCACGCTATATGATATTTTTACAAAAGTAAACAATTTTTAACCTATACAACCCATCCTCTTTTAGGTTTCGCAAATTTTGTGTATATAGCATACCTCATTGCATCCATTAAGTGGTCTCGGTATTTAACAGGTTCGTCTAATGTGTTGCCGTCTGTATCAGTTTTCCATTTGTAGTTTTTAATCTCATCAAGCAAATCTAAAGAATCACTCTTAACTACCAACGGAAAGGATTTAACCTTATTGATTCCTGCAAAGACATCCTTTACTGCACTCTTCAAATTAAACCCTGCTTTGTTCACTTCAGAGATTGTTTTAGGTTCTGCAGGATCAGCATAGATTTCTGAGTTCCTATCTAAGCCCAATGCCCTCATCCTGTCGATTAAAAGGGCTGTTGACATTTTAGTGTCGTAAATGAGCTGGTCCACATACATTTCGTTATCGTAGAGTTTGACACGAACGAGTGCTGTCTGATTGTTGAAGCCAAAGTCCAAACCATAAAATATATCCCCTCCTTCTGGGAAAGTTCTTCTGCGTTTCCAATGAGTATAAATAGTCGCTTCTGAGATGGCTCTTTCTCCTAAACCATATACTCTCCAGTATTCATGGTCGGCATCTTTAAGCCTTTCAATCTCCTCAACGATTGATTTTTCTAAAAATGGGTTATCTCGGTAGGTAGTGATGGTAAAGTCAGCATCCTCACGAGGAATAACCTTGTCATATATCCAAGAGTAGTAGTCTGATGGGTTATAGTCAATTACAATCTTCTCGGTGGTACGAAGGGCTAACTGCATCCAAGATTCGTAGTTTACCTCATTCGCCTCGTTAATGAAAAGATAGTTACGCTTACGACCTCTGATTTTTTGAGGCTGATCTGTAGAAACAAACTCTACGGTGTTTCCTCCTAAAAAGTACAGACTTTCTGATTTGTTGTGTTTGTCTTCTGAGTAAAGCCCATACTTCGAAAGTATCTCTATGAAGTCTCTCATTACAGAACCCTTTATAGACGGTAGTGAGGAACGGCAGATAGTCAATGTCTTTCCCTTTTCTTGTAACAGTTTGACGATAAACCATGTCAAGATATTGTATGTCTTGCCACTTCTTGTTCCTCCTTGCATAACTGAAATCTTTTTTTGACTTTCTTGCAAGATTTGGAATACTTTGTTGGTAGTTACGTTCATTCATGTTGGTTTTAAGGCTTTTTAAGCCATTATTTTCTGTTTTTGGTATTATGGTACTATTTTATACTAAAAGTGTCTTAAATCGTCTCTAAATGCCCTTTAAATTGATTTTAGACTACTCTTCATACTCATCTTGGTCATTTAAGTCTAAATATTCGCCTTTATCATGGTCATAAAGAGGAATTTCATCGATTTCTCCTGCTTTAGTAGCTGGAATAACCATTCCTGGTTCTACTTGGGTATCAAAGTTGATAATCTCCCCTTCGGGTAACTCTTTATGCTCATCACCATCTAACTGCTTTTGGATATTAGGCAACTCTTCTGGTCTAACTACGTTGACTGTAATCTGCTTCACTACATCTCCTTCGTGAGCAACCTCTTGTTTTTCGATATATCCTCTACGCTTTCCTTTGGTTTTTAGTAGGAACATCGTAGCTAAGGTATCACCCCTAGCAATCCTCTCCATTAGCTTCTGCTCTCCGAAGTCTAACATAATCTCCTCAGGCTCTATTTCAGCTAAACGCTTTCTGAACTCAGGATCTTTTTCACACCAAGACTTATACATCCCTCTTGATACCCCTGCTGCTTCACAGCTAATAGTGATATTGCCAAAGTTCTCTTTATAGGCTATAATAAAAGCCTCTTTACTTATCTCTTTAAATTCTGCATTCATATGGTTGGTATTTTGCTTCTGTTGCTATTATCTTGTTCATGAACATAGCGTACCTAATCTTAGATGGTTTATACCTGTTCATATTTCTAAGCATTGTTCTAACGCTAAATCGATGAAGTTTATGGTTTCTCTTTATCTTAAACATATTATATTTATTCTTAATGTGTCTATTACAAAATAAAAAAATCAAAATACAAAAAAGTTAAAGTCATTGTTTGGTATCAGAATTTTAGGGGGCACAAGCCATCCCCTATTTCTTCTACGCTAAAAAACAAGGTAGGGGGTACTATACCCATTGATCTAAATAACCAATAATATATATTATGTTAAATAGACTATCATATCCCCTCCCCTATCAGGGGCAAAGCTAATGATAAATTTAATG